AGTCAAAAAATAATTTATGGTCAACAATTACTGTCGTTAAAAGAAAGATTAGATAATGGACTTATTTTAGAAAAAGATTATCTAAATGAATATGCTGATGTAAAAAATTCTTTATTAAATGTAGATAAGAAAATAAATGAAGAATTATTAAAGCAGCAGGAAAAACTTGGTAAAGACCAAGTAAATGTAATAAAATCTGAACTTGGAGTTAAATTAAGGCTAAATAAAGATAATTTAATTGGACAACAAGAGGCTGTAAAGTCATCAATGACCCAAGTAAGTAATGCTATGAAAGCTGCTTTTGGAACTGGTGCATTTCCAATATTGTTACAATACTATGATGAACTAAATGGCAAATTAGAGGCGATGGACACTAAGGCACTTAGAGGTGCCGAAGCAATGAAAAAGGTAAATGGTATTATTTCTGACATGGCTACCAACTCAATTGTCTTGTTAGGAGAAAATATTGGTAAGGCATTGGGAGGAGAAACGGTTGATTTATTTGGTGGGTTCTTAGATTTATTATCATCTGGATTACAAGACATTGGAAAGGCGTTAATTGCTTATGGTGTTGCTATGGATGCGTTTAAAAAAGCATTTACTAATCCATACGCTGCTATTGCAGCTGGTATAGCCTTGGTTGCTGCTGGTGCCTTATTAAAATCTAGGATTAATAAAACAAGTGGAGGAGGTGCATCTGCTGGTAATATTCCTGCCTTTGCAAATGGAGGTATTGTTTCTGGGCCAACCATGGGTCTTATGGGTGAATATCCAGGAGCTAAATCTAATCCAGAGGTAATCGCTCCGTTAGACAAATTAAAAGATATGTTAGGTGGTGGACAAGGTGGAACGTTCGTATTAAGAGGACAAGACTTACTTTTGTCGGTAAATAGAGCACAAAAAGCATCAAATATTAAAGGACAAACAATTAGTTTAGCATAATGGCATACGGAAAAAGATATCTATTACAACAAGCATTAAGAGATGATACTAAATTATTAGTAAATATCTATGAAGATGGATATACTGGTTCTGTTTATAATTATGAGGCAGTATCTGTTTCATTAAGTCCAAATTCTAATAGTGATGAGCCAGAACCTGGTATCATATCATCTCAATTAAATATCTCATTTTTAATGAGTACTGCTACTGATAATAGCAATTTCCCAGACTTACTTACTTATAATGATAAATTATACTATGTAGAAGTAACTCGTTTAGCTTCAAGTGGAGGAGAGGTTGTCGTATGGAGGGGTTATACTTTTAATGACTATGTAACAGTACCATTTAGTACTGGTACAACGCAAGTAGATATTATTTGCATAGATGCTTTGTCATTTATGAAAAATACTTTTTATCCTTATACAGACTCATCAAATCAATTAGAAAGTCTATATGCTGTATTAGCTCAAGGGTTAAATTCAATAGGATTTGTTAATGCACCAAGTTTATACCAATGTTGTTCTTATTTTGGTTCTGCTATGGCTAATAGAGGTGCAAATGCTGCTAATGAACCATTTGCTCAAACATATATTTATAAAAGAGATTTGCAGCAAATTAGCTATTATGATTTAATAGAAAAAATAGTTAAATCTTTTGGGTGTAGATTATTTCAAAAAAATGGAGATTGGTGGATTATGTCAGCTAATCAAATGGCTGCATCGACAATTTATTTTACAAAGTATAATTTAAGCACTGGAACGTCTACTGGTGGTACATTAAGTAATGCTGTAAGTATAGCACCATATTCTAGTGGCAATATTCACTTTGTTAATAATAATCAAACTAAAATAACTAGAAAGGGTTATCCAGTAATAAAAGTTAATGCTCCAGTTAAATTTACAAGTGAATACATATCAAATGGTACATTTAAAATAAACAGTGGAGGTGCTATTAATAATTGGAATATTACAGAGGTTGGAAGTGCTACTGTTTCATTAATATCTTATCCATCTGACCCTTACGATGTAGTTTTATTTACCATACCTGCTGGTGGTGGAAATGTTACAGTTTTTAAATATACTGCTCCTGGTACTTTACCTTATTTTTCTCCTCCAGGATTTACCCTCTCTTTTGATACAGCAATGAGTATTGGAACAACCATGAGGATAAGAGTCTATGTAGAAAATTCTATTGGACAAAAGTTTTATGTTGATTCAAGTGGTGTTTGGGGTGCTCCTGGAGTAGTTAATACTTTTGATGTTAATTACACTGGTGCTAGTGTATTTCAAACAATAACTTATAATTACGAGTTAGGTGCATTTAATATTGGTGGAACAAATTATAATGTAGAAGGATATTTTAGAGTTGAATTTGAATGTGTGGTTGCTGGAACAGTATATTTAAGATACCCTCATGCAACGCCATCTTCAAATGCGTTACCAAGTTCTTTATTAATAACAAGATATATAACTACAACAAGTTCTTTAACTAGGGAGCTTGATAGTTCTTTAGGTATTTATAGGGCTGATATTCCTAATTGTTACGGTGCTTTATTCTATAGCAATTTTAGTCCTATTACATCATGGTATAGATATGGACACGCTGCAGAGTCTTTTGCATCTTTGCCTATATTATTAGCTAGGGAGTTTTCTAATCTATTAAATAGGAACTATGCTACATTAGAAGGAGACTTAGGAAAAACGTTTGATGCTAATGGATTAATTTATTTATCTAGCACATATAGTGTAACGGATTCTGGGTCTAGTGCATTAAGTTATAATGGCAAAAAGTTTCTGTTAAATAGAATATCAGCAATACCATACATTGACCAATCAACTAGCATACAATTATTAGAAATAACAGATACAGATAACGCATCTACAGAAACTGTTAGCTGGTTACTGAATAGTTAAAAACAACAATATGGCAATTTTAGGAACAAATGTGGTTTTATATTATTGGAATGGCTCTACCGCAATACCATTTGCTGCGGCTAAAAACTGCTCATTTGATACATCTAATGATATAGTTCAAACTTCATCTAGTAGCAATGGGTGGTTTGCTAATTCTGCTATAGATATTTCTTCTTGGACAGTTAAGTGTGACGGACTAATTGTTAATGGTAATTTTGAACCTAAGTTAATGTTTGATGCTCAATTAGCTAGAACGCCTATATTAATAAGACTTACCATAGCTACTTCTCCATCATATATGATTGCAGGAACAACTAATATTGTTTCAATTAATAATAGTGGTCAAGTAGAAAGCACTGCAACTTACTCAATATCTTTACAAGGAACTGGAAGATACACAATTACCTAAAACAAATGTAATGGCAACTAACGGAACAAATTTGATTTTATACTATCGTGGAACTGGAGGAACTTACGTTCCTTTTGCTGCTTCTACTAACTGCTCTTTTGATACCAATACAAGTCAATTAGATGTAACTTCTTACAATTCAGATTGGTTTAAGGAGTTTAAAAGTGATATTACTTCATGGAATGTTACTTGTGATGGATTAATAGCTATTAGTGGATTTGATTATAAAATGATGCTAGATGCTCAATTAAACAGAAGTAGAATAACATTAAGATTCCAGGTTGGAGTTTCTTCTTCTTATACCATTTTTGGAAGAGCATATATAACTTCATTTAGTATTGGTGCACCATCAGAGGGCGTTGCCACTTATTCTATTAGCTTAACTGGAGATGGTAAGTATGCTTATACTGACCCAACAAGTTGTTTAAAATATGAGGTTATCGTTACATCGGCACCAGCTACTATTGAATGGGTTGCTTGTGAAACTGGTGATTTAATGTCTCTTGGATTCCTTACTCCAACTACAATTACTCAATGTGCTCAAATATCTGGTGGATTAGCACAAATTTACTTTACAAGTGGAGCTGGAACAATTACACAAGCAGGTTTCTGTGATGATTAAACTATAAACTATGAAGCATACTAAAGACTACTTACTAATTATTCTATCAGCATTTTTTGCTATATGGGTATATAATGAACTAAATAGAACAGATAAGCCAGTAGACTTTAGCGATACGAGTAAATACAGAAAGGTTAAAGAGGTCAGAGATACCTTGTACAAGAATACGTACAGAAATAGGTACATAAAAGGGGATTCTATCCCTTTTGTCATTATAGCTACCGATACGACCATAATTCATGATACAGTACGTATTATATCTGATTATATGCGTACTTATGCGTATTCAGATACGATTAAGCAAGATTCCAATATCTTTGTAATAGATGACACGATAAGCCAAAATCGTATCATGTCAAGAGGATTCAAGTCCAAGATTACCGAAAAAACCATCTATGTAAAAGAGTATTATGCTCAAAAAGCCAAACTTGGTCTTTATTACGGCATAAGAGGCGATTTTAGCCAAGAAAACGGATTAGAAGTATTAAGTCCTGGATTGATGCTAAATGCCAAAAATAAGGCTCTAATAGGTCTTAATATTAATATTAATAAAAATTATAATATTAGCTACTCTGGTAGCATATATTTTAAAATAGGAAAAAAGTAATATGGCAGCAAAAAAAGAAGGTATTTTGGGAGCAAACCCATTACCTATATCATTCAAAGATTTCGCTAAAAACCCTATTGTGGGAACATTGTTCGTTGTGCTTATAGGTATATCCTATTTGTATATAGACATTAAAAGCACATTTGTAGGTCAAATACAAAGCCAGGAATACAGAATATCCAACCTTGAGCATAAGGATTCCTTAAAAACACAAGCCCTAATGGAGTGTAAAACTGCTTTAAGTGCGACTAGCACAAAGCTAGAAACACTAGAAGATTTAGGAGCTATTAAAAAATCTGTAAAATAATAGCCATGAAATTATTATTCTTTTCATTATTGTCAATCTTCACATTAGTAGGATATGTTAAAGTAGAAGGAGTTAAAGAACCTAAATTAACTAAAGATGACAGAGATTTTAAACAGTTAATGAGTGACTTTAATAAGACATTAGAACATAATAAAAAGGTTCAAATAAAAGCAGATAAAACTAAAGATAAGCTAATAGTAATTACTACTAACAAGATAAATGAATTATCTAACGAGAACAAATCACTTAAAAATGAGATAAGTTCAATGAAAATAAAAATAGATACTATTTATATTCACGATACTATTCAAGTAAAAGAGAAGAAGAACTTTTGGGGTAAGACCAAAATAGATACAACAGCAAATTAATATGAAGCAATTTTTTACAGAAGATAATGGAAGGTTATCAATGAAGCGTTTATGTGGCTTGTTATGTGTACTATCGTTATGCGTTACTATGTACCACAATTCATTTAGTGAATTAAATAAAGCTCCTGCTGAATCTTTGGTTTATGCGGTATCTGCATTAGCCTTTGGTTGCTTAGGATTAACTACCGTAGAAAAGGTATTTAAAAAAGATTAGTAATTTTATAAAGTATGAAAGTATCAGAACACTTTGCATTAGCAGAATTTACACGTAGCGAATCAGCTAAAAGACATGGAGTATCTAACGAACCTACTCCAGAGCATTTAGAGAACCTTAAAGTTCTTTGTGAGAAAGTATTAGAACCAATAAGAATTAAGTTTGGTCCTATTAATATTTCATCTGGATATAGGTCTAAGGCCTTGAACCACTACATAGGTGGAAGTTTAAATTCACAGCATTGTGAGGCTAAAGCGGCAGATATAGATATGGATGGTATGGGTGGTGCATCTAATACCGAAATCTTTAACTACATAAAAGATAGTTTAGATTTTGACCAGATGATATGGGAGTTTGGTGACAACAATAAACCAGACTGGGTTCACGTTTCTTATAATGGAGCTAAGAATAGAAAACAAATACTAAGAGCATTGAAGGTAAATGGCAAAACAGTCTATGCACCTTACAAATAAACAAACCAAAACCAAACATAATGAGCAAAAAAAATGTCTTAATCATCGGAGACACTCATGAGCCATTCTGCCATCCACTTTACAAAAATTTCTGCTACGAGGTAGCCAATAAGTTCCAATGTACTGAAATAGTACATATTGGAGATGAGGTTGACAATCATGCTATTAGCTACCACGAATCTAAGCCAGATGGACATAGTGCTGGTAGAGAAGCTGATTTAGCTCAAGCAGCCATGTACAAGTGGTATAAGACATTCCCAAATGTTAAAGTCTGTATAGGCAATCACTCAGCCCTACATAAAAGAAAGGCTCAAACAAGCGGATTACCAGACCGATTCATCAAATCGTATGAACAAGCATGGGATGCACCAAAAGGCTGGAAATGGGCCTTAGAATGGGAAATAGATAGTGTTTTATACACTCATGGCACTGGCAGTTCTGGACAGTCTGGTGCAATCAATAGAGCAAGAGATGCTCGTCAATCAACAGTAATAGGTCATGTTCACTCCTTTGGAGGGGTTTTGTACTCTTCTAGTGATAAGGACATGATATTCGGTATGAATGTAGGCTGTGGAATCGATATTGATGCCTACGCAATGGAATACTCAAGACCTTTCCCCAAAAGACCAACATTAGGCTGTGGAGTTGTTTTGGATAACGGAAGAGTTGCTATATTTGTTCCTATGCCATTGGGAAGTAAGATTATTAGGTTACCTAAGAAGTAACATTTAACAAGGGCAGTTTCAACATTTAACAATTAAGTGTGTATTACATTGATAGTCAATGCGATATGCACTTTTTATTTCTAAAATAATTAAATAGTAAATTTGTATGAGTACGGCAGAACAAAAGGAATTGATAGCAAAGTTGATGAAGGAAAGAGATGTGTTAGAAGCTAAGGTTAATGAACTCGCTAAGCAGATTAGGTATTTAGTTTTAAAAACATGATTTATGTTAATGCACATTATACAACTTACTGAGGATGAAGATGATGACTATGATTTTCAAGATAGTGTTGAAGAGTCAGATGCTTACATTAATATTCATCAAGTAGCAAGTATAACCGCAGATGAAGAATGTCCAGATAGATGTTTTGTATATATGTCTAATGAGGATTACTTCTACATAAACGAATCAATGGATAGTTTTATTGCTAGGTATCAAGCAATTCTTTACGGTACAGTTTTAACAAAATTTTATGATAGTTCTAATAAACAGAACTAGAAGATGCTCTCTCATAGGTGTTTTGGTTTGGTTTTGGTAAGGGCCTCCAGGTAAAATCTGGGGGTTTTTTTATATACAAAAAGACCCCACTAAGAATAGCAGGGTCTTACCTTATTTATTTATCTACAAAACACAACATTACTTTTTCTTATACTC